GGCGGCTTTGTGGGCGCAGGAATTATTGCGGCGGGGCTTTGCGAGTACGGCTGCGAGCAGTGATCCGAATTTTCGTTCGGAAGAGCTGGATCTGCGGGCGGGAGAGCACGGCATCACACGGCGAGCTGCGGTAGTTGCACAAGGTTCGGTTAGATTCGTGGGTACGCCGGGCAAGGTGATTCCTGCGGGTACGGTTGTGGCTACGCTCGCGGATGAAGTATCTGCTGAAGCTTCGCTCGAATATGAGACGGTGGGACGTTTGGAACTGGATGCAGAGGGCTCCGGGGTGGTTGGCGTGCGTGCGCTTGTTGCCGGAAAAGATAGCAATGTGCCTGCGGACACCGTAACTGTGCTGTCTACACCTGTAAGTGGCGTGACTTCTGTCACGAACGTTGAGGTGATCAAAGGCGGTGCAGATAATGAGGCAGATATGGCATTGCTGGAACGTTTTTATGCCAAAGTCCGCAACCAAGGGACAAGCGGCAACAAAGCACAATATGTGCAATGGGCCAGTGAAGTGCCCGGTGTTGGTGCAACGCGGGTTATCCCGTTGTGGCAAGGCCCAGGTACGGTGGGATTGTATCTGCTGGACACGGACAAACGCGCTGCGGGCACCGATCTGGTAGCGGCGGTGCAGAAGTACGTAGATCCAACGCAGGATGGACAGGGTGAAGGCGTTGCACCGGCGGGGCCAGTGGTGTCCGTGATGCCAGCCGTGGAAGTGCCGATGAACATTCAGGTGAAGCTGACGCTGGCAAGTGATGCGACACTCGCTGATGTACGGGCATTGATCGAACGCGGGGTGACAGCGTATCTGAAACAGTTGGCTTTTGCCGATCCACTCGTTCGTTACACTCGCATTGCTGCGATCCTGCTGGACATTCCGCCCATTATCGACTATTCGGAGCTTACCGTGAACGGTGTGAGCGACCAGAATATTGAGATAACCGCGAGTCAGGTGGCGGTTCTGGGGACGGTGGATGTGCATGAGTAGTGTTGGGCAGATGGTGGACGAGGAAGTAGTTTTGGAGTGCGGAGACCAAGGAAGATTGGGAGAAGTACGCCGATCTGGGTTGGAGCTGGTGAGCGAGAAACTCCATGTTGATGTGCAAGGAAGGGAGGGGACAGGGCATGAGTGCTCCTTCTATTGTAGATGTTGGACTGACGAGTGAGAAAGGGCGGGAGCTGTTCTCGTATTTGCCCAGGTATTATGAGACTTCACGAGTTATGCAGGCCGATATGCAGGCCAAAGGCATCGAGATGGATCTGCTGTATCAGGCGCTGGATGAGACATTGGAGCAGTTTTTTGTCCGTACAGCGACGTGGGGGCTGGACTTCTGGGAAGAAGAGCTTGGCATTGAGACAGATCGTCTCAAACCTGTGGAACAGAGGCGTGCCGTAGTGGAATCGAAGCTGCGTGGTGCCGGAAAGTTTTCGGGGAGACAAGTTCTGAATGTGGCTGAGGCATATGCCGGGGGAAAAGTGGATGTAACATTTCAGCCGGAAGTGTGGAGTTTTACGGTGAGCTTTGTGGATACGATGGGCATCCCGCCCAATATCGACGATCTCAAACGTGCGATTGAAGAGTTGAAACCGGCCCATATGGCCGTGGAATATGAATATCGCTATCTGGTCTGGGATGACCTGGACAAGAGACAAAAAACGTGGGATGAACTGGATGCCGCGTCCCTGACGTGGAATGAACTGGAGGTGTGGGCGTAATGCCACAAGAAACAGAGAGACTGAAGTTACCCCTTCCCTTGGGGAACGAGAATGTGACCCGGGAGAGTATTAATGGGATTTTTGAGAAGATTGATGCAGGAGTTGCGACGCAGGCGGATTTGGATACGCTCCGTGAAGCGGTGAGTCAGATGGATATTCCTGATGCGTCTTTGACGCAGAAGGGGAAGGTGCAGTTGTCTAGTAAGATGGACGGTACGTCCGAGACGGTGGCGGCGACGGAGAAGGGGGTGAGGGATGCGAGGCTTGCGGTTGAGACGAATGCGAAGAATTATGCAGACACGAGTTTTCGCAAACCATCGGAAATAGTCAGCTCCAACTTAATAAAAAATTCATCTGGAATGTTAAACCTTGATTACTGGAAGAATTCAGGTCAGGCTACCTTTCTAAGATTCCAGAATCAAACCGTAGGAGCATTTTTTGCAGTTAATTCATCTGTGTCTCCTACAAACTATGGTGTGCTTGATAATGAGCCTGTCGGAGTTTCGCCGGGAGGCAGGTATTTGTTACAAGCTGTCTTCCACACTGCTGAAACTTATTACAATTCTGCTGTGCTGATTGAGGTGAAAAACGCTTCCGACAATATGACAATTAACAGTTTAGTAGCTGACAATCAAAGATGGTGGCACAGGAAGGCACAAGTTATTACTATTCCAACGGGCGTAACAGCAGTATACCTAAGATTAGTTGTTAATAATGTTCCTGTCGGCACTCATGGATTTGCTCGGATTAAATTCTGTGAAACAATGGACGATGCTGGCAAGGATATGCCTTACTCTGTGGAAATGGATACTCGTGCATTGTATGAGGGAATTGACTCGGTAAAGCAATCTGGCGTTGATGCAAAGAACGGTATTGTGGGTGCCATTAACGCCAAAGGTGGAAGTGCATCCACAATTGATACATGGGCGCAATTAGCTACGAAGATAAAGGCAATAAAGTCAGACTTCTCACTGATATCAGGTAAAGTGTCCGCAGCGGAGGGGAGAATTGACATCCCGGGATATAAACCACAGGTGTTTATACTTCATCCAATCGCATCTCGCAATGCTCAAATCTGGTATGATTCTCTGCAAAACCAGAGTACAGCTTGGATATACTCTTCTGGCCCTTTAGTTGCAATTCGCCAATCTGACACGAATAATACAACAAAAAATCTTGGTATTAGGGACTATGTTACTTTTGGAAATTACTACATGTCTACAGGTGCAGAATTTAAGACTTTAGTTTTCGGAGAAAATTATGTTGAATTCAAAATATCATCTTCAGGCGATGGATATATTCCTCAAGAGAAGATTGATTACACGATACTAGCCACACCTCTGTAAGTATTACTTAAATCATCATAAGGTAAATAATTGTTAAAAATAGGTTTTAATTCAAATAAAATGATAAGATAACATTTTATTATCATTAGAAATAATGGAATTATCCAAAGGAGGTGAACCATGACCACAACCCAACTTACCAACTCCATCGTGGCAACACTGTCACATCACCTCCCTAATATCCCCATCCATCCTGCCACCGGAGCCGATAACACAGACACTCAAGGTCTAACCTACCGTCTACTCGCTGCGAAACTTACTCGTGAACGGAGTGATCGGTTCGTGCAATCTCACATCTACGAGATTGGGTGGCTGGATGGGAGCAACATTCCGGAAGACTTACCGGATAAGCTTTTTGAAGCACTGGAGACGATTGAAGTGGAAGGTACGCCCTATCGAGCAACGGAGCTGCGATGGAAAGCGTGGGGAGAGACACCCAAACTATGGGTGTATTACACGATGCGAACCACCAAAGTGTCGGAGTCCTCCGACACAATGCAACAGCTGGAGCAGCGACCAACTGCTTTGAAATCAACATAGCAGGATGAACCCATTTAAGGAGGACCATCATGAAAGGAATAGGAGGCGCGCTCGCGATGTTCACCAAGAAAGAAGCAGATCGAAAGAACTATGAAGTAGAACAGCAGCATAACGATACCAGATATAACAAAGCACAGTTCGCCGAATCTCGGCAACTCAGCCGAATTGAGAAAGACATTTTGGCAGCAGTTCTGCTGGAAAAACAAACATACACTTTGCAAGAAGCGCAAGAACATATCCAACAATTTATGAATGGGGAGGCACAATAATGGCTGGAGGAACATGGACGACACAAAACAAGGTACGCCCCGGCGTATATATGAACTTTGCATCAGAGGGCTCATTGCCAGGTACGGTAGGGGAGCGGGGAACGGTGGCTTTGGCACTTCCATTGTCATGGGGGCAAGCAGGTACAATCCTGACGGTACAAGCAGGAGAAGATGTGCAAGCCAAATTGGGCTATGACTGGACAGCACCTCAACTGCTGCTCATTCGTGAGGCATTGAAACGGGCGCAAACTGTAATTCTTTATCGTCTCAATGCGGGTACCAAAGCCAAGGCTACCTTGGACAAACTAACGCTAACTGCACAACATGGCGGTGTGCGTGGTAACGATCTGGCTGTTGTAGTCTCCGCGAATATTAATGAACCAGAACAATTGGATGTCTCCACTTTGCTGGCGGGTAAAGAAGTGGACAAACAAACTTCATCCACCATCGAAGCTCTTGAATCCAACGCATACGTCACATTTACTGGTGAAGGTGCACTCACAGCTACAGCGTCACTTCCACTAACAGGTGGATTGGATGGTACAGCAACCAACCAGGAACATGCCGATTTTCTTACCAAGCTAGAGGTGCTGGATTTTAATACAGTCGGTCTGATTTCAGACGATGCCACACTCAAGTCAGTCTACACAGCCTACATCAAGCGTTTGCGTGATACCGAGGGCAAGAAAGTGCAACTCGTTCTGTCCGATTATCCTGCTGCAGATCATGAAGGCATTATCAGTGTCAAAAATGGTGTTGTGCTCACAGACGGTACCGTTCTTACGCCGAAACAAACCGTAGCATGGACTGCCGGTGCAACAGCGGGAGCTAACCTGAATGAATCTCTGACGTTCCGTGCCTATGACGATGCCGTGGATGTGAATGGCAGATTGACACATAGCGAGACAGAAGCAGCATTGCGTAATGGCGAGTTTGTCTTTACGGCGAGTAGCAACCGCGCAGTGGTGGAGCAGGATGTAAATACGTTCCGTTCGGTGACACCGGATAAGGCACGTCATTTTGCCAAAAACCGTGTTGTCCGTGTACTCGATGGCATCGCTAATGATATGAAACGGATTTTTGAGTCCTATTACATTGGCAAAGTGAACAACAACGAAGATGGGCGCAGCCTGTTCCGTTCCCAATGTGTCACTTATCTGAAGCAGCTTCAGGATATTGGGGCAATTCAAAATTTTGATTCCAAAACAGATATCACTGTTGCTCCGGGCAATGAAACCGATAGTATTCTGATCGAGATTCAGGTCCAACCTGTGGATTCCGTTGAAAAAGTATATATGAAAGTGAAGGTGGTTTAAGATGGCATTTTTGAAAGCAAGCGACACGATCTCCGGCCAGGAAGGCCGCGCATACGCAACGATTAACGGACAGACGGAAGAAATGTTCTATGTGAAGACGCTGGAAGCAACAGTGGAAAAACAAAAAGCAGAGGTCAAAACGTTGGGTCGCCGCGGCGTACAGCACAAAGCAACCGGTTGGTCTGGATCGGGTTCCATGACGATCTTTTATACCACTTCCCGTTTCCGCGAGCTGATGCTCCAGTACATGCAAAATGGTGTGGACACGTACTTCGACATTGAAGTGACCAACGAAGATCCTTCGTCCACGATTGGCAAACAGACCGTAACCCTCAAAGGCGTCAATCTCGACAGTGTGATTATGGCATCCCTGGATACCGAGGCCGAGGCGTTGGAGGAAGAAGTGAGCTTTACCTTTGAAGATGTCGATATGCCTGTATCGTTTAATTTGCCGAAGTAATATAGCTTGGAAAGCATATTGATTTGAGATTTATTAAGAGTTTAACTTAACAGCGGTTTGTAAAAGAAACTTGTTCAACTTGCCTGTGTTACGGGCTATTTGGCGTGTCAAAATACTGTTCTTCGCCGCTTCGTGCGGCGGGGAGCCTAACTTTAGAGGAGGAACAATACATGAGTGGATTGAGTATGTTTTTTGCCCAAAATGCAGCAACAGATACAACGGAGGAGTTTATCGTTTCCCCCCGTTTTAAAGATGAGAAAGGTGAACCTGTTGCTTGGAAACTGCGCAGCATGACCGAGGACGAAAACCAGGAATGCCGCAAGGCAGCTACCCGCAAAATTAAGGGCAAGAACGGTGTCTACACACCCGACATTGATGCGAATGATTACATGGCTCGTCTGATGAGTTCAAGTGTCGTGTATCCCGATTTGAAAAACGCAGAACTTCAGCGCTCATACGGCGTGATGGGGGCGGAATCGCTTTTGCGGAAAATGCTGCTGCCTGGGGAATTTGCTTCGCTCGGTGAACAAGTTCAGAAGCTGAACGGCTTCAATCAGGACATGAACGAACTGGTGGATGACGTAAAAAACTAATTAAAGAGGGCGATTCCGAAGCCAATCTGGCTTATTACGCTCTCCACGAATTGAACATTTTGCCACATGAGCTAATGGCATTCTCCATGCGAGAACGAGCAGCCATCTATGCGATGATCTCCATCCGGGTGGAGGAAGAGAAGAAAGAGCGGTCCAAGAGCCGCGCCCGGAAGAAATAAAAAGGAAAGGAGGGAGAAATGAATGTATGCCATGTTTGCAAGACTGTACCTTACTTCAACACGTATAGTAACGCAATTTCAACAATTACCTGCTGCTATAAGTGCCATGTTTAATTCTGCTCGATTGAATAGTATTGCAATGGCATCCAAACTGTTACAGGGGGTATCCGAGGAACAAGCCAAAGTAAACGCAGCTTTTGCAGAAGGAGCCCAGCGCGTGCGATCCTGGATCAGCATGATCAAGTCAGCAGGACAGGCGGTTCTTGTTCCAGCAGCACAAGAAGAGGATTTGAAGCATCGCTATATGGCTGCTACGGGTGACGATGCTCAGGGGGAGACGATCTTTAATCGCTACCGCGGGGAAGCTTTCAAGAGCGGACAGAATGTTACGGATGCCTTGAAAGGTACACTATCGCTCATCCCGTATGCACAGAATACGGATCAGGTTGACCAACTGAGAGATATGACTAAACGGTTGAGCATGCTTTCTCCAGATGGGAAAAGTATGTCAGATGCATCCAGTGCCTTGGTTGCTGCCATGAACGGAGACAATGGTGAACTTGCCAATTCTTTTAACATTCCTGCTGAAGCTCTAAGTGGAGCGGGTCTGCAGCAAACTATCGATTCATCCAATCTGGATGAGTTTATCACAAAGCTTGATGTTATTTTGCAAAAACAAGGCTATACCCAACAGGCTTTTGACACCATGCTGGATTCACCGTTGCAGAAGTGGAATGCACTGGTGAATCAGTTTAATGGGGTTCTCGGCCAGATTGGACAGGTAGCTCTTGTTGCCTTGACGCCTTTATTAGATCGATTAAATGAGGCCTTTGCTAATGGTGAATTCACTGGCATTATTGAATGGCTTAGTAATGCGTTCACGGTTGCAGCAAACGCGCTGACGATGCTGGTAAATGGCATTCTGTATATAGCAAGTGTGATCCAACAAAACTGGGATATTATTCAGCCGATCCTTATGGCGCTTGCGCTTGTGGCTCTGGCTTTGGTCATTATCCAAGTTTACAGTCTGGTTGCAGCCTGGTTATTACTGAATTGGCCTATTCTGCTCGTCATTGCTGCCATCGCAGCTGTTATCGGTATTTTAAGTATGATGGGAATATCGGGAACTGAGATTTTGGGAGCAATTATCGGTACATTTATGCTGCTTGGAGAGATGGTAAGGGTTGTGATTGCCACGATGTGGAATCGATTTGCTATATTCGCAGAGTTCATAGCCAATGTCTTCAAAGACCCATTCTATGCATTCCAAAAATTGCTTTACGATTTGGGAATGTTCGGGATGCAGATATTTTACAATCTTATTGTAGGAATTGAGGACTTTCTGGGCAAAGCGATGGGGGCAATTGGGAAGGTAGCTTCCTTTATTAATGATATCTTTGGTACAAATTTAGCTGTCATGTCCGAAGCCGATATCAACATTGCTAGTAAAAACGTCAAGGGTTGGATGGATACATTGAAATCATTTGAGCCACAGAGTGACAAAGATGTATTCCACATGAATCGAATGGACGGAGAATTCGATCCAAAGGTTTCTGACAAGGGACAAGATGTAGCAAAAAAACTATTATCAAAAATACCTTCTCTGCCTGATCCAAATTCCAAAGAAACAAAATTACCCGGAAACTTCGGCGGCTCTACTCCAAAAACACCTTCCGTACCATCGATGCCAACTGCACCTGCTCCCACCGTCGTCCCGAGCAACAACATGAGTAATATCAACAAAATCAACAATATCGGACAGGTGGACAAGATCGGTGACGTGGATGGCACAGTGGATGTAACCAGCGAGGACTTGAAACTGATGCGTGAGCTTGCAGAGATGCAGGCTATTCAGCGATTTGTCAGCCTGACGCCAACTGTTCAGGTCACCACAGGTGATATCAACAGCGGACATGATGTGGACAGCATCATCAGCAAAATCACCGATGGACTGAACAGTCAGATCGTCTCCAGTGCCCAGGGGGTGTATGGATAAATGGAATATTATATTCAACTGAGTTTCAATAACCGCTCTGAATACATGTTTTTCCCGGTGACACCAGAGAGCATTGAGTTTTCGGATTCGGGAGACGGTAGTACGTTTAACGTGAGCGCTTTGGGTGAAATTAACGTGATCAAGTCGCCGAAGCTGCGTGAAGTCAGTTTCAGCGGGATTTTTCCGGCAGACTACAGCCCGTATCATCTGAATTACGATGCAAGACATCCGGCAATTCAGAAGCAGTTTTACCGTGATCCCTATGAATATGTGAAAAAGATCATCCGTTGGATGCAGACGGGCAGACCCGTCAGACTGTTCTTTTCCAGTGCAAGGTACACCATTAATATGGCGGTTTCCATTGAGAGCTTCGACTGGAAGGAGACTGCGGGTACGGTGGGGGATATCCAGTATGATATCAAGCTGAAGCAGTTCATTTTTTATGCCGCCAAAAAAGTAGTGCCACTCAAGGACAGCAAGGATACGGCTGCTTCGAAAACAAAAACCAAAGCCTCCCGGCCCAATGAAAAAATCCAACCCAAGACTGTCACACTCAAAGCCGGAGACTCCTTGTGGTCTGTAGCGAAAGCCCATCTGGGAGATGGATCTCGCTGGAAAGAGCTGCAAAAGCTGAATGGCATCAAAGATGCACAACTGAAGAAGCTGCCGATTGGACTTGTGATCAAGCTTCCGTGAAAGGAGAGGGAATATGCAAGAGCAGATCAGGCTGGATGATAAGCTGGCAAACATGAAGGAACGGTTATTACTGGATGACAAGCAGGGCAACATCTGGGACATTAGCGAAATTGCCGGTGATATTACGTACAAAACCTCCCGCATCGGCAAACC